GCAAATAAGAGTTATTGATTTAAAAGAAACAAATGACTTATTGAAATAGGAGTGAATGATGAAAAAAGAAGAATTAATGGTAAATAATAAAAAAATAATTTTAATGGAGCAACCTTCACAATATATTCTTGAGCTTGAAAAAAGATTTTCAGATAATGATTTAGTAGGGTATTGTGAAGAAATTTTGAAATATCCAGCAGACACTAATCCAAAACTTGAAGAATTATTGAACATTCCTGACATAGTAAAATATGGAGATTTGGAACTATCTTTAAAAAAAGAAAATGGTGAAAAAGATCTATATCTAGCACAAGAAATATTAACATCTGTTGGACAAAATAAACATAATCCTGCCTATGTTGCAGAGTTCTTTTTAAAAAGATTAAAAAAAGATGTTAATGATTACAAATACCATGAGCTTGTAAAAATGGGAGAAGAAGTTTTTAAGCAAGTAGGTGAATTACTTTATTTAGTACAAATTAGGGAAACATTTCGTAGAATGTAATGATATTAAATATAATGCTGAAAGCATAGAATATATGATCACTTGTATAAGTGGATATACTAAAAATTTTAAAGATACTGAAAATTATACTGTTAGAGAATTACAAAGGTATTTTGATAGACTTATAAGGTATGTGGAGGAAATAAAAGATGGCAATTAGAACTTTAAGTATAAACATAATGAGCTACTTAAAAGGACAAGGATTTCAAGCTGTAAATAATCAAATAAATGGCTTAAAGTCTAGTTTGTCATCTTTAAAATCTGTAGCAAGTAATGGTTTATTCCAAATGGCTGCTGGATATTTTGCAATATCAAGTTTAATAGGACAATATAACAAAGCTGTTGAAGCTAGCAATGAAGCATTAGCAAACGAAACAAAATTATATGCAGTTTTAAGAGCACAAAATTTTAGAGATGAGCAAATTGAAGGTTTAAAAGAATATGCTTCAGAGCTTCAAAATGTGGGAGTTATAGGAGATGATACTTCTTATGCTGGAATAAAACAATTAGCAACTTTTAAATTACAAGAAGAAAGCATAAGAAAATTATTACCTAGAGTTCAAGACTTGATGGTTGCTGAAAAAGGGCTAAATTCAACAAGTGCTGATGCTGAAAAATGGGCTAAAACTTTGGGGATTGCAGTTTCTAGTGGTCAAGTTAGAGCATTAAAGCAAGTAGGAGTTGTTTTAGATGAACATACTTCAAAATTATTTGAAAATGCAAATGAACAAGAAAGAGTTGCAATACTATCAAAAGAATTAAAAACAAGAATTGGAGAACAAAATGCTGAATTTTTAAAAACACCTGAGGGAAAAATTGCATCAGCTCAAAATAGAATAGGAGATGTTTACGAGTATATTGGAGGACTTGTAAGAGATACAAGAGCAGATTTTTGGAGTATGATTGCTGATAATGCTGAGTGGATTCAAGATTTTTTAGGTGGGCTTATAAAAGCAGGAGCTGGAGCATTTAACACTATAACTAGAACAATAGGTGGAATATTTAATGTTCTTAAAGCATTACCACCAGAAGCAAGAAATACTATTAAATTAATAACTGGATTTTTATTATTAAAACAATTTCCAATTATTAGTGGTTTTTTGATAATTGAAGATATATTTGCAGCATTTCTTGGAAAAGAAAGTTTTACAGAAGATGCAATAAATGCAATTCTCAAATTTACTGGAACTGATTATAGATTTTCAGATTTAAGAAAAGGAATTGCAGATTTTTGGGATTTATGGATAAAAAAAGCTGATTCAGGAATAGAAAAAATTAGTTTAACAACTAAGGTTTTATCTGATTTGTTAGATATTTTACAAGGTGGGGCAGGATTACTTCAAATGATATGGGGAGCTACTGGTGGTTTTATTATTGATACTGGGCGTATATTGGTAGGAGACTTTGAAAATGTTGGGAAATCAAGCTTTGGAAATATAAAAGGCGGTTGGAATAAACTACATGGAGCAGGACAACACATGAACGAAACAGATGATATGTACCAAAAATATGTCCTTGATGAAGCAATAAAACAACAACAAAAAGAGTTTGAAACAATGAAATATGTTCAAAAAAATCAAGGGAATATTGCTTTTCCAGTAGAAAAGGAAATAGTAATTCCAGGTTCAGCACCTATCACTCCTTTATCATCTTATGGATTTCTTTATGAAAATAAAACAGGAACTAATTATGAAGCTTTTAGTAAAAAGAAAGAAATACAGGAACTTTTAGATGGTAAAAATAAAGAAGTTACAAAAGCTGAAGCTTATTATGCACCAAGATTACCTGATAAAAAAATAGCTCAAGATACTAAACAAAAAATAGAAAAATCTGTAGTAAAAAAAGAAAATAAAAAATTTGAATATGTAAACAATTCAAAATATGAAATAAAAGTTACAGGAGAAGCACAAAATGATGTTGCTAAAAAGGTTGAAGGTGTTGTAAGAAGAATTCAGGAAGAAGAGAAACAAAGACTAAGAGCAGAATTTGGAGGCAACTACACTCAAGCAGGTGGTTTAGAATGAGTTTATTTAATAACTTAATGCAAATGATTGGAGATTATTTTAATAAGGGAAAAGAAAAATCAAAGCTTGGGGATGTAGAGCTTGATATTATTTCAGAAAAATCAAGAACCATGTCAGCAACTGTTACAAATAGAAGAGTTGAAAAAGGATTTAATATTGCTGATACAGTTAGAAAAGAAGCAATGCTTATAAATATAACTGTTGTAGACAATTCTAATCAAAAAGAATTTAATAGAAAAAGTTTAGAACAAATGCTTGAAGCAGGAGAACCTGTACTTTTCTATTATGCTGGCAGAGATAAATACGAAAATATTGTAATTGAAAGTATAGAAGAAATAGAAGATTACACAAAGAAAGATTGTTTTACTTATTATATAGTTTTAAGACAAATAACAGTTGCAGAAATTAAGTCAACTGATGTAAAAACAGACTATAAAAAAGCTAAAAGTACTGGTGGAAAAAAGAGAAGAACTACTGCAAAAGTAAAAGGTGCAACTAATACTGAAAAGGCAAAAATAGAAGCAAAAGGAAAAGAAAAAGAAAGAGGAAAATCTTCACTTAAACAATTAGGGGGATTAGTTGGATGATAAAGGCATTAGAAATAGATATTGAAGGAATAGAGCAAAATGGAATAATAGCTGATATTGGGAGTAATTTAAAATTAGATTTAATTTATAACAATGTAGACAGCTATATTTATGTATCTATATTAGACTCTGATGAAAACAGAATAACTGGTTTTTTTAGATTAGTTCCTGATATAAATTTTTTGTCTCTTGTAAGAATTGAGAAATTACAACAGTTAAGATGTATAAAAATAAATGATTTCGCTGAAGAAAGAGATAAGATAACTCCTCAAAATCTTAACAAAGATTACAAATTTTTTCTGATAGGTGATTATAATGGCTAAATTATGGAAACAAGTGAGAGTAGTAACTGTTGGAGAGTTAGTGTTTGATTATGAAGACATTGATATAGAATTTGATGTTAAATGTACGGATGATAATAAAAGTGACACAGCTACCATTAAAATATATAACTTGTCTGAAACTACAAAAAATAAACTCCAAGCAAATCAAATAGTTAATATTGATGCAGGTTATAGAGAATTACATCAAAGTATATTTGGAGGTTTAGTTGAAAGTATAAGAACATATAGAGATGGAAATGATTTAGTAACAGTTATTGTTGCAAGTCCTAATAACCGTGCTTATACAAATACAGCTGTAAATGTACAGTTTAAAGCAGGAATTAAAGCAAGTGAAGTACTGAAACAATTGGAAAAAAGTATTCCTTTTAAAATAGATGTTAAGGAATTAGCAAAAGATACTGTTTATCCAAATGGGAAAGTATTTTCTAATAGACTTTCTAATGTTGTTTCTATTTTAGCAAAAGATACTGGAACAATTGCAAGGTTTAGTGACACAACTATTGAATTTAAAGTTCCAGGAAAAGCATATAGCACTACTTTAAAACTGGGAAGTGAGCAAGGTTTAGTTAGAGTTGAAAAACAGCAAGAAAAAGCTGAAGTAAAAAAAGATAAAAAAGAAGATAAGAAAAAGAAAGAAAAGCAAAAGTATACAATAGAAGCATTTTTAGTTCCACTTGTAAAAATAGGACAAAAACTGCAAATAGAGTCTTCAGTATGGAATGGAGAAGGAATAGTTAAAGAATGCACTTACACAGCTGGAGATGTTGAAACATTTTCAGTAAATGCAATTTTAGAGGTGCTCTAATGGAATTAGAAATAATAAAAACAATGATTGAAGACACACAAAATGAAATACATACATCTTTACCAGCAATTATAAAGAGTGTTGACTATGGTGCTGGAACTTGTACAGTTGAGATAATACCTCAAAGGGTACTTTGTGGAAAATTAACAAAATATCCAACTCTAATTGATGTAAAACTTGATTTTCTTAGATTTGGAGATTGGAAACTTCAATTTCCACGCAAAGAAGGGGATAAGGTTTGGGTAGGATTTTCAGAATCTACTATATCAGAAGATACAAGTTTAGAAAGGTTTAGCCTTAATGAACCATACATTATTGGAAGTTGTGAAGGGGGCTATGAAAATAATTCAGAAGATATTATTTTAACAGGAGCAGGGACAAGAATAGAAATAAAAGGCAATGGGGACATAAATATAATTGCTGGAAGTAATAAAACTACAATTACAAGCAATGTTACTATAAATGGGGATGTCACAATAAATGGGAATACTACTCAAGTAGGAGATACTACACAGACTGGAACAGTGACAGTTAATGGAAGCATAGGAGCAAGTGGAGATGTTACAGGAAATGGTATAAGTTTAAATGATCATACACATAAATATAATCCTGGATCTAATCCTCAAACTTCAACAAGTAAAGCACAATAGGAGGAAATTATGGGAACAAGTGTAAAATTAAATAATAATTGTGACATAGTTTTTGATGAAAATGGTGTGTGTGAACTTGTTGATGGTGTTGAAGATATTATCCAAGCTATAAGGGTTGAGTTGGAACAAAATAAAGAACAATGGGTTTTAAATGTATTGTATGGAGTACCCTATTTGAATAAAGAAAATAAAGGATTACTTCAGATAAAAAATAATCAATCAAAGATAATTCAAGAGCTTATCAAAACCATTTCAAAATATGAAGAAGTGGAAAAAATACAAAGTATTGAATTTGTGGAAAATAGAATAGTAGCAAAAATTAAGATAAAGGGGGAAATATATACATTATGATAACTGAAAAAGGTTTTGAATTACCAACAGTAGAAGAAATTTATCAAAGAAAACTTGCTGATTTTAAGACAGTAAAGCCAAACATTAGAGAAACAGATAGTAATGTCCTTATTCCTCTTTTAAAATTTGATGCTGCTGAAGAATATGATAGTTATTTACAAGGTTTAGCTGTTTATAATAATTTAAACGTTTATACAGCAGTTGGAAACTCTTTAAATGCAATAACTTCACATTTAAATATGACTTGGAAGAAGTCACAAAAAGCAACAGGTAAGGTAGAAATAGAAGCAGATGTAGGGACTATAATACCACAAGCTTGGGGAGTTGAAACAGAATCAAAGGAAAAGTTTATAACATTAAATACAAGAGCAGTTAAAGTAGAAAAGAGTCCATTACAATTGGAAATAATTGCATTAGAAGCAGGTAAAAATGGTAATGTTTCAGCAGGGCAAATAACAAAACAAACTGAAATTATATCAGGAATTAAGTCAATCAAAAATAAAATAGGAACATTTGGTGGAGCTGATTTAGAAACAGACACTGAATTAAGAGAAAGGTATTTAGAAAGAATAGATAGGAAAACTTCTTTTACTACTGAAGGAATTAAGAACTATATACTTCAAAATACTAATGTCAAAAAGTGTCAGGTACTAGAAAATGACACTGATGATTTTGATGCAGAGGGAAGAGTAGCACATAGCTATGAAGCAATTTGTTTTGGAGATACTGATGAAAATATACTACAAGCCTTATATGAATATAAACTTGCAGGAATTAGAGCAGTAGGAGATATAACAAAGCAATTTGAAGAAATAAGTGTGGGTTTTAGTAGAGCAATAGAAAAACAAATCTTTTTAAAAGTAGAAATTACAACTATTAAAGAGGTTTGGAAAGATGAATTTAAAAAAGTAATTAATAACATATTTATAAATTATTTATCAGAAATAGAGCCTGCTGGAACAATTTATTTATATAAATTAATTGGAGAAATATATAAAC